TACTCTTTATCTACAGCGAATGGTCCTTTCATTACGCCTGTACCAAGTAGTGCCATCTCGAAAGCCATAGAGCGTAGATGCTTAGATGCGCCACTCTCTTGTAGCTGATCGTGGATCTTCTCTTCCATCTTCTTAGCTGCAACAAGTGCTGGGTGGAAAGACACTGTAGTAGGAGTAGTACCGTCACCCTCAATAACCTTGTCAGCTACAGGAGCTAACTTGTTACGCATACCAGCAAGACGCTCTTGTAAGTCAATGATAGTCTCTCCTGGACGTAGCTTACCATCATCACCTAGTAGCGGAGTAGGCGCAGCAACTTGTTCTGTTACTTGACGAGCTTCATCACCAGCTTGTTCTGCATTAGGATCTACATTGATGTGTACAGCATCAGCTACACCATCAGGTAATACTGTAGGATCTACAGACAGAGGGAACTTATTGTTACCGAATAGTACATCTACGATCTGACCATACGCAGCAAGAGTCTTAGTCTTAGTAACCTTAACAAATACACGAGACTTCTCTGTGTCTGTGAACTGTACGTCTGGACCATACAAGCCACGATAGTTACGATAGGCACGTAGCCAACGCTCTTCGTCTACTTGTCGTGCGTCCTCTGCACGTTTATAACGTTCGTTAACATACGTTACTACGCTACTGACAGACTCGAAGAGTTTATCACTGCCATCTTCTGCAGCAACTACTTCGTCTGTGTCAAAGTTTAGATCATCAATGTCTGCCATATTTTAGTACCCGAATGTTGAGTCTGAAGCTTGAAAACCAGTACGACCACTTTTAGCTGGATCGTAATCCCATATAGAACTACGTGGTCTTGTCATAATACCATAACGCAAAGCATCATACAAGTGGTCTTCTGCATTTGTATCTACATCTTCTGGGTTTTTCTTATCCAAAGGTATAGACGGTAATTGCGCTATCATATTGGTGCAGGTAGAGAAGAATACGAGTCTTGGCTCCTCAGTAAACTCATCTACCTGTAATCGACGGTGTATCTCGTTCTTGCCAGAAACACGTGAGCCTCTTGAGCGATCTGAAGGACGCCATCTGCAACCCTTCATGTTCATCTGCTCTGCCAAGGATGGGCCAGTGTCTCCACGGTTGTGCCACAAAGAAGAGTCCAACACGCCGTATCTGATTGTACCATCGTTAACCTCTTCTCGCAAGATCATATCTGCTAAATCAGAAGCTGTAACTTTAGAACAATATAGTTCCCTGTATACAACCAGTTGTTCACTTGGGCTGACAGCGATCCAGACCACTCCAGTGAAGGAGCCGTAACCATAGTCGCAAGCTCTAAACTTAGTCCACGACTGAGGGATATCGTATGGCTCCACCACGTGTATGTTTCTGTTAAACTCAGGAAAAGCTGCCCCTTCGTTAATATCCCAGTTACCTTCAAGCAGTTGCTTTCTTTGGTGTTCTGGCAGTGACAAAAGCATTGCTTCGTAGTCGCCACTCTCAGCTAAGTAAGGATTGTCAAACAAACTAGCTGGGATAAATCTTCTTTTAAATAGTGGTTCTCCTGCTCTACTGTGACCAGAAGGAAACGTTAGTGTTTCACCTGTTTCTATATTTGTAGCCCAGAATGACTCACCTGCAGGCGCTGGGTCAATAAACATTTTCTTTACCCAAGAGTGTCCACTGCCTCCTGGGTTAGTTGTAGCTCTCATATAGAGACCTAACTCTTTAGAGCTACTACGTAGACGTGAACGCATGTAGTTCCACGCATAAGGACTGTTCCACTGTGTAAGCTCGTCGAAAGCTATGTAGTTGAACGCTTGCCCTTGATAGCGCATAACGTCTGTGTCTTTGTCGAGGTAGGACATCCATAGTCGTCCTCCTCTGGGAGTAGTCCATTGAGACTTACGTTCGCTCCATTTAATCCCAGGAATTGCTTTAGGATATAACTCTTGGCTTTTCTGAATAAGTTCACGTAGTTCTTCCGTTGTATGTCGAACAAGTAGACCACTGAAGTCTGGGTTGTTCATGTCACGTAGAGGGTCTGCTAGAGTAGCGTAAGACTTGCCGCCGCCTGCTGCCCCACCATAAAGTACTTCACGCTCTGAGGAAGCCAGATATTGAGTCTGTGGACCTGGGTTAGGCTTAAAGACTACCTCTTGTGCAGCTATGGGGTCAAACTCTGCTGGTTTAACTTCAGCGGGTACAAACTCTTCAGGCTGCGTCTTCTCCGCTATCTTCTTCGTAGGTGTAGTAGCCGAGTCTTTCTTTTTCGAGGATCTCGTACTGCTTAAGCGCTTTTTCGTACCTTTCGGTAAGCTTGCGTTTAATTGCAGCAAGTGATTTACGTTTTCTTTCGACATCTATACGCTTTCTTAACCCTGAGTGAGATATACGCCGACCTGACTGTGTAGATAACCAAGCAGCTACTTCTCTATAACTATACTGCTTTAAGTGTTTCTTTGCAAGCTCTAATAGTTCTAATTCTTTAGAGATGGGCTTTAGCCAGTCGTCATCTTCAGGATCAATCTCATACCCGAAAGGTATCTGATGTGTTAGACGTGGGATTCGCTCCCATCTTTTTACTTTGAAGTCAGGCTTAGGCAACATCCAGTAACCTAAGCTCTCACGTTCTTTTGCTTTAGTTATCCGTATCATTACTATCTTTAGGTGGTAGAATAAACAACCCACCTGAAGATTGCACTTCTACTCGTTCTGTTTTTACGATACCTGCACGGTCAAGTACTTCTTTTGCTGCATGCATCTTTTCTTTTACGCCTAGCTCAGTAGGGTCAACTAGAGCTTGACCAAATGCTACGGCTGCTTTAGGTCCAATACGTGACATGTATGTTTTAGTTGCATCGAAGATCTCATCTTTAAGAGCATCAACAATCAAACGGGTAGGCGTGTTGTCACTGTAACCTGCAAGCTTCTTAGCTTTAACTACGTCACCACCAGCTTCATCGAATAGTACTTCGAGAAACTTTAGTTGGTTTTCTGTTAGATTTTTTGCCATTAGCTTTCCTGTCGATATTCTCTGCAATCTTTTTGTAGCTTGTTATTATAAGTATCCTACCTTGCTTATCGTAGGCATAATACTTACCGTCCCTTTTAACTACGTAGTTAGATATATGATAAACCCCAATACACCAAACCCTACTAATAATAAAAGACCTGATACAGTCCAAGTTATTATAGCTTCTTGTAGCTCAGCTTTGCGATACTCTTGCTCTTTCTTTTGCTTTCGTATTTTAGCTTCGGTAGCTACAAGCTCATCCCAAGCTGACGGACCCATTGTAAAACTTATGTAGTCCTTTAGCTCTTTACGCATTTGCTCTGCTTTACGCTTAGCTGCAAAAACTTCCATCGCCTCAGACTCTATAGAGCCACCAATAGACTTCCACCAAGGAGGGTTCTTAACTTGCTTCTCAGCTTGCCCTAAGTCAGCCATATGACCAGCCCATTTGTTTAGCTGGCTACCCATATCTTGTAAGTCCTTGCCTATAGCAAAGCCTTTTTTCAGAGCGTTAAAGGCGACAGTGGCCCCACTTATGATTGTAACTGGGTCCATACTGCCTCCTCAAACAAGTATAGATCATTACTTACCTTCTTTTACGATACGCTTGATGTCACCACGTCCAATGCCAATATCGTTTAACTCACGGTCTGACATACGGTATAGATGCATCTCTGCGATACGGCGGTTAGCCTCTGCTTGACGTGCTTCGATTAGTGCTTCTAGTGCACGTACAAACCAAGCTTTAATGTTATAGGCCCACTTTGATGATTCAGAAATTACTAGTTCCATTATATGTACTCCTTGTGTTTTAATGGATGTACATATAGTTATACTACAATACTGGGCCTTTTAAAATTGCTAAATTGGAATACCCGTTACCCGACAGGAACAAATGTTTCCGTTACGGTAACTATACTATCTATATGCCCAGCGCTAGTAGGTATAAGCTGTATTTTATCACCTGGCTCTAGCACTAGATCAATGTTGTTAAACTCTAAGAAGTCTCCAGCATTTAAGCTTTTACCTTCTACAAAACCAGAAGCGTAAGTCTCTGAAGAGTCATACCACTTTACACTTACAGTATTCGTACTACCGCCAGAGTTATTAACAATGATGTAAGTAACTTCAGCTATACAATTAGCAGGGCAAGTATATACGTCCTCTGTTGTGGTCCCAGTGTTGTGACCCCACACAGACTTCCTACGTGCTGGCTTGCCAATGCTGAACTGAGTCATTATTTCTTCTTCTTAGTCTTAACTACGTAAGCTTCATTCACATCAGGTGTAGAGGGATCATCAGCGATGAAATGTCCATTCTCATCACGAGCACGTACAATCTCAAGATCATCTTTCTTCACTGCCTTTGCTTTAGGTGCTACTTTCTTAACTACCTTTTTAACTGCAGCTTTAGCTTTAGTAGCTAAACTCATCTCAGCTTCTTGACAGATAGCGTTTACGTTAGGGTCTTTACTTTGTACGTTACCGTAGTTGTCTTCACCTGCAGCTTGATTCCCCATAGAATCCCACACATAGCCGTGCTCATCTACACGATAACCTTTAGCTTCTAGAGCGTCTTGATACTTATGGTAATACTTCTGTGCCATTACTTACTCGTTTTCATCATTGGACGCTCAGCAGGGTTAGATGCACCACAGTAACCGCCTTTGTTGTAGCCTTTGCGCTTCTTAGCCATGCCGCCGCCATACATCCCAGCGCCCATCATGTCTGGTTTCTTTTTTGTCATACCGCCTGCAGCCATACCTGTCTTTTGTTTTTGACAGCCTTCTTTAGCGCATTTAGCTGGAGTCTTACACCCTGGACAAGGTTTAAATTTCATAGCTATGCTCTCTTTCTTCCTGATGCTGTTGTTGACCAATTAACTTTAGATGGTCCTGTCTTTTTCTGTGCCTCTTTTTTGGATATTTTTGAGGCAACTTCTTTCGGCCTACACGCTGGGTATGGGCGACTAGAGTCACTGGCTGAACTGCGCCCACATTCTTTACCTGTCTTAACGTCAGTCCATTCTTCACCAAACCACTTACCTAAGCCTCCTTTAGAAAAACCTCTACGTTGACTTTGTAATACATGTTTGCTACGTGACCTTGTTCTTTGTTGTGCCACTATACTTGCCTCCAGCTTTCTTGTACTCTTTCACTACCCAAGCTGAAGCGTATGCGCTGGGCCACACGTCAAACTTTTGTTTAGCTTGTGCTACCTTGCTATTGTATAACTTCTTGTTAGTTGGAGTAGGAGTGCTACCACCTTTGCTGTAACCACTCGCATAGATTGCTTTACCTTGACGTTCAGCTGCAGCTTTAGTTTTGTAGACTTTACCAGTCTTACCCCAACGATAACCACCTGCTACTTTTTGTACTGGCATTATGCGCTACCACCTTCTACTTTATGACAGTGTGGTGTAGCGTAAGCACCGCCTTGTCTTATGTTTGTAGCTACTTTTCCTGATTCCTCTAAGCAAGCCTGCTCACTGTAAAACGGTTCAGGCTTAGCTATGATCTTACACGATAGTGCCATAGGATCAAAACAAACTAGCAGTATTCCTATCCACATATCACCAAGCCTTACAGGACCAGTAACGTGCAGTAAACTTATCCGTTGCTGTATCACAGTTATGTCTAGCTCTGAAGCTAGCACGACGACCTGGCTGATCTTTCTTGATAGTCATGTTAGGGTCACCAAAGCGTACAATCTTTACTTGGTCACCCTTCTTAGCTAAGACAGCTGACTTCTTAGCTGCACCAGGGGTGCGCTTAGGTTTGTTGTACCCAGGAAAAGTCTCACCACGATACTTGAGCTTTCCGCTAGGTAAACGTTCTACATCTTTAGTTGTAGCCATCCATCCGATCTTTCAGTGTCTTGCGTCTAAACGGAGCGCTAACTAAGTTATATAGTGCTCTGCCTATTTGAGTTGGGGTAGGGAGTACCCACCCTAAGAGTAACACAAGTAGTACCCAAGGCGGTATATTCGTGTTGTTAATCTTTAATGTATCTACTGGTCCAGCTTCTACTTCTTTGAGAACCTCTGTAGTTATGATGTCACGCCCAGCGCTTGTAGTTTCTTCTTCTTCATACGTGACTACAGCCTGTTTGTTTTCTTTTCCCA